TTAGATGCTATAGAATTCGTATTAGAAATAGTTCCTGAGTCATTACCCGGTGTTGTAAAGTTAGCAAAGTCATTTGGAATTTCGTCATTGAAATTAGATGCTATAGAATCCATAGAACCTGCTTCTGGATATGTGCCTGATTCATTACCAGAATACCTAGCCGTATCAACAAATTCATTGTAATTAGAGTTATCAAGTTCACTGTTATAAGTTACAGGCGGAGTAGGTTTGTAAATATCTTGACCAAAAACATCAAAAGGTCCAGCGTCTAAGCCACCACCAATAGGATCATTGAAAGGAGCCATAAATGAATCTGGAGCTTCTCGAATAGAAATACTTTCAACAATGTCACTTTCAGGCGGCGGAGGTGGGTTTAATATATTTGCATCTATGTTTTGTGGAGAAATCCTATTAAGCTGATAAGCATCTGTACCTGTTATGTTATCATAACTCGTGTCTCCACCTAGCTGATTTGTAACAGCTTGGCTTAAACTATTCTGATTATCACCCTCTCGCTCAAACGGATTTCCACTCGCAGTCGTACTGTAATCAACTATCGAATAATCATCCGTCATATTCGTCGCGCCTAAATCAGCAAGCTGCGCATTTAACTCAGCAGACGTAGGCGTGTAATCATCTGAACGCTCTTGCGCATCTCGTTGGGCATTTGCTTCATCTCTTAATTGAGCCGCTCGTGCTTGTCCCGCACTCGTTGCCGCGCCACCACCAGCATTCACATCCCCGTAGCTACTTCCTGCGCCGCCGCCGCCACCTCCATCGCCGCCACCGCCAGTAGATTCACCGAAACAAATTTGAGGTTTTAAAAATGAAAACATTATGTGGTTCATGCTTTAGCCGCCTTTATTTGGATACACGCCAGTGCGTGGGCCACGGTGTGACCAAACTTTTTTTACTTCAGGAAACTTAACTTTAAAAAATTGTTTAAGTTCCCTACAAAATCTTACTACATCAGAAATGCCATTAGGCGCAATCATATCAACAAAAACTAATTTGTCACCCATTTCTCGCTCAAAAATGTCAGGGCCGCAATAGTTTCCTGTTTTAAACTCTTCATCCATCATCCATGCCCAAGTAACAAAGCCAGCAATTAAACCATTCTCACGGTGCCAAACTTTGTACTGACCACTCTCAATAGCAGGAGCTAAACGCCAATTTATAGTTTGTGATGGAAATTCAGAATAGGGAGAAATAGTTGTCCACAAATTTACGCAATCTACATAATCAGACTGATGAGTCATCAGTAACGGCCTATTCCATTAAATAAAGGAACAACACCGCCATTCATCATAGGAACAGGATTGCTACCAACAGAAGCATCATTGCCAACCATACGACCAATAGGCGCTATAGGCTGTTGCATAGGTGGCTGCATAGGTGGCTGCATTTGAGCCTGACGTTGCTGAGACTGTAAAAAATTATTTTTTCTAGTACCTAAAGCGTTCTTGAATTTAAGACGACCAGAAGCACTGCCGCCAAAACCGTTTATCTGTGTAGATAAAGCATTCGGTTGCGCAGGAGAACCCATCGGTGGTGGTGGCATGTTGGGATTAGCCATTGGCGGTCCACCCATAGCGTTATTTGGAGGAGTACCCATTCCCGGAGGTGGGCCGCCCATAAAAGGATTATTGTTAGGTTGACCCATAGGCTGACCACTTGGAGGTTGACCACCCATTGGCGGCTGACCACCCATTGGCATAACTGCTACCATATCAATATCTCCAAAAGTTTTTTAAACAATAGCAACAAATTAATATTTAATCAACAACCTCAAGCAAACCATTCTTCATCATACTATCAGCAAACGCTTCACGGCTATGAAAATAATAATTCTTACCATTCCACTCACACATCTCCATCGCAGAACGGTGCATAAACGAATGCTCATTATCGCCACTTTTCCTGCGCTCCTGCATCACAGGAACAACCTCAGAAGGAGTCTGCGCAAAGAATTTAAATTCATCACCATATTTAAGATTGTACTCAGGCATCTAGGAACTAACCTTAACCCAGCTAGGCGCTAAGTCTTCATCATTTATTTTACTTGCAGAAAATCCTAAGTAAAGAAAACCCTTATGGCTATTGATCACAAGATCAGAAAGCTCAGGACAAATTTCACAAGATAGACGAATCGCAACTTTATCATCTGGGTAAGGCGTTTTAAACATACTATTTATGTGCATATTTTCACCCTCACACTTGGGGCATTTAATACTTTTATAGCCATCTCTGCCATCAAACTCAACGGGACTGCCAAATGGGTACTCACTGTCAAAATGCATAACTCTCTCCTTTTCCATTTCATGTGATAGCGTATGGGAAGATAAGGGAGGCGTCAATGGGTTTTTTTGAAAAAAATTTTTTGAGGTAACTGTTTGAGCGAAACACTGTGTAAGTCTCAGCCTGATAGACCGATACTAAAAAAAGGGGGTCATAGGGCAAATAAGCCCGATTTAGCCACATTTGTTCGTGTTAGCTAGGGTACCTTGGAAACGCAAGAAGCCCACACTAGGTGGGCTCCGTTGGTACATTGTGGGACGCGCTAGCCGCGTAAAGCATGCTCAGCTATTCTATTCTGCCACCATGCGTATTGATCGTCTGATACGCCAGCCCATATCGACGCGTTGCCAATTTGGTTATCTGGTATCAACGCCGCGCCAGTTGCTTGCACTGTAACTTGCAACGCGATTTCATAACCATTTAAGTCAGTACCATCACCATATTGGTGGCCATTGCTTATCTGGTCATGCTGAATGACAGCGGATCGCGGGAAGCCGTTACGTTCTAATCGGTCTCGTATTTCAGTAGCGCCGCGCCTAGCGCTGGTTTCTGAACATCCAGTGATCAACATGATATCTCTGGTGGTAGCGCCGCCAACCTGTCTCATTAAATTGTATTGATCTATAATGCGTCCACCAGCACGAAATGGCGCTATTGCTGGTGTATCTGTAACAGTTGTTTGTGTTCCAGAACTAAAGCGATTATTTAACGTTTGCTTATATAAATCTGTTATGAATAAAAACCAGTTCCAAATCTTTTCTACTTCTATTGAACCTTGATGCTGTCTGAATTCTATTGTTCCTCTTTCTGACCACGCTTTAAAGTTTATTGCAGAATACTTTCTGCAATATGTTGTTCTGCCAATTTGGCTAGCAATTTCCATTTCTTTAATCGTGGTACATTCTTGAAGCCTTGCAACTGGTGTAAGCCTTGCCCATTTATTGTTGCGGCGTGATGGTGACAGCATCGCGTTGATGCCATTAGGAAGCGATGCTGATTGCGTGTAGCGTATCGCGATATCTCTTATTACAGCATCGTCAAAAGGTTCGGCGTGATCTAAATGAACTCTACCAGTGCGCGACATTTTTTCTATACTGTCTCTTGTATATTGATCTGGTGAAACATTGTCGTTCAATGGCGCGTTACCTATGTGAACATGTAAACCGCACTTTACGTCTATAGTGCATCCCATATGATTTAGTGCATCGCATACATCTGCAATGCTATCGCGTGCTGTTTGACAATCTGCAAAAGGCATTGAAGCCGCTTCCATACCATTGCGCACGCTTCCATCGACTTTTAAGTGCCAGCCTTTTATATTTCGTCGATTGAATTCTGACTGAACATCTGGAATTGATGTGTTTCTTTCTAGTATTACCTCTAGTTCTACGCCGCCTGAAAAATTGTAAATCATAATATTGCCTCATGCTTTAATGTATAACGAATTTCAGATGCGTTGCCGTATGTAGTCGCACCAATTGATTGAACATGAATTGTGTAAATACCATTCCATATTTTACGCAATTCGGAAATTGTAGCACGAACGCGCATTTCACTTTGACCAGTAGCATTTGCCAATTCTAATTCAGTAGCACCATTCTTTTTTGCTATCATTAAGAATATTGTTTTTGTTCTTTTGCCTAGTGGCCTTTGTGTTCTTGTTTCTGTGTAAGTCATTGTTTTTGTTACCTTTTTTGCTAGAATGTGACGGGAAAACCCCCCCACTAAAATTAATCTAGTCTTTTTTTATCATGTATACAAGGGAAAAAGTGGGATTATGTGGGAATAAGCTTCACAGTTGTTCGTGTTATTAAAAAACCACGGGTTTTAATAACACCGCTATAGGTAAAATAAACAAAATCAGTTTGATTTTTTAATTATAAGGAACGCGCATATGTGTGTATGTATATGTGTATGTATATATATGTATATTTATATAGTATATATAACCCCGAACCCCGAACCCCGAACCCGAAAGCCCGACCCCGAAGGGTCAGGTTAGATTTTAACAGATTAATTCTTTTATATCGTGATACTGTTGGCCGTCTTTTGCGCTATATTGTGAGAAGTAAGTGCCAGACTTTTTAAAAGGATATTCTGTTACACTCCATTTATTATCATATTGTTTATTTAAAAAAACGTTCATAGCGTTTGAGCTGTTAAAGCATTTAACAGTATATCTATTGCGACTATGTAAACTTTGCGGGCTTGTAATTACTGAATATTTCATGCCGCCTTATCCTGTTCTAATACTTCCATTGCGTGTTCGAGTGCTTCCTGTTCGCTGTCGATCCCGTAACAAGTAAAGCAATGGTAATCGACCCACTGCCCTCCAATAGGTGTCTGAAGGTTAAAATTGCTTGTTCCGTTCCATTCAATCCGAAGGTGTTCTCCGTTATGTTCTACTTCCCAATATTTCATTTTGTTTTCTCCTGTTTGCTAGAATAATCCCACATTATCCCACACTTATATATATGTCAACAAGAAAAATAAAAAAAGATTCGGCTGCGGTCCTGCCGGGCTAACCCGAACAATTGTTTGGGTTGTTGCTGCTCACGCGCTGCGTGCTGCGCTGCCAAAAATTTTCAGGATTTGCTGCGTGCTGCCGCTGCGCTGCTGAGGGTCTGGGTGTAACCCGAACAATTGTGCGAGTTGTGCTGCTTGCTGCGGCTGCGTTTTCTGATTCTAACTTTCTGCTGCTGAGGGCAGCGAGTCATCTTGTTGCTGCTGACTCAGCTGCACCCCGAATAACCCGAACAATTGTGCGATTTGTCATCCCGCGCTGCGCTGCCGGAAAAAACTACTGGCTGCAATAACACTGCTATAGGTAACCCGAACAATTCTTCGGTTTGTTTTCCCCGGTTGCGAATCTAAATCCCGACCCCGGCAGCTTGGCAGGTGCTGCTGTTACAACTGGTGCAACCCGAACAATTTGTCGGGTTACGGTCCAGACAAAGTGATGGCAGCCCGAATCTTTCATTTTTGATAGAAGGATTTTAAAGGCTTCTGAGTGCAACCCGAACATGTTTGCTAACCCGAACCCGAATAAGTTTGTAAAGCTGCTGGGAGATGTGTTTCTGGGAGTCTAAGACCCCGTAAGCCTGCCCGCGCATAGCGCAGAGCTTATTCGACAAGGCTTTCGCTATCGTAAGTTATGTCGATTTGTTCGGGTTCTATGGGATTTTCTTCAGGTGTTACATCAATCATTCGATCTTTAGCACGAGTCATAAATTCCTGTAGCTGTTGAACGATTTGATCACGGGTTAGGGCATCAACGTTTTCGTGTGTTACGTGGCTACGGGCTACCATAAGACCTGTTACCTTGAGGCGGAGTTCTTCGGCTTTAATAGCCGCCCCGAAGTTTCCTGCTTCCCACGCTTCATCTCTAAGCCTTTGCATATCCCGAACAGATTTGGTCACTGAGACCCCATACTTGCTTTCGAGTTCCTGTCTCATTTCTTCCATGCGTTCTTTTACGACTGGGTTATTGAGAAGCTGGACGGCTCTAACGTTTGGGGATTTATATCCTGCTGATCTGGCGGCTCCTGTCTGAGTCATATCTTTATGTATATAATTATCTAAAAACTTTTGTTGTTGCGGCTGCAACCTACGTCCGCCTTTTTCAATCTGTTCTCCAACCTTTGGCATTTAGAAACCTTTTAGCTTACATCACCTCTAAAACATAACCCGAACAACAAAAGATAACAAGCCCATAATAAACCAATACTTCCCATACTTGAACAATTTTTCTAAGATTATTAATTACATCAAGGGGGGGACTGTATATACCCCCCTATAAGGGGGTTGACGTAGTTGACGTAAAATAACCTATTGATATTAAACGATTTTCTACGTCAAAACGCAAAGTTGACGTAGTTGACGTAAACAACCTAAACCATTGAAAACAAATACAATTCCACATCAACGTCAACTACATCAACTTTTGACGTGAAATAAGTTGACGTAGAATATCGTTTAAAATCAATACATAACTTTTCTTATCTTTTTGCTTGACTGTACTAATCAGTATAGGTATACATGGGACAATTCTAGCAAACGGAGAAATAAAATGCAGACGATTAAAACAAAATATCTTGGAGCAACCCGAAATCAAGGTCCAAGAATTAAGGCCACACATTCTGGCAATTACACAAGTATTATCATGCGTTATGACCACGCGTTAAATTCTGAAGACAATTATATTGTAGCCGCGAAGTGTCTTGCTGAAAAGCTCAACTGGGATGGTCAATTTATTGGCGGTCATACAGAAGATGGCATGGTATTTGTAGACGCAAAACCTGTTTATGATTTTACAGTAACAAGAAAAGCGCCCAAATTAACTACAACCAAATCAATTGATGAAATTGCAGAAGCACTAGGAGCCGCATAATGTTTTATATGGCATATGGAATGAATACCAACCGCGATGCAATGGCGGCTCGCTGTCCTAAAGCAAAACCTATGGGCGCGTTTTACCTGCCTGATCATAGGCTAGTATTTCGCGGCGTTGCTGACTTTGTGGAAGATACAGAAAGCGTTTTACCTGTTGTACTGTGGGATATTACGCCCGATTGTTTACGTGCGCTTGATCAACTGGAAGGCTACCCTCATTTTTACAATCGTCGCAAGTTAAACGGCGCTTGGATTATTTACGAGATGGTTGACCAAACCCGAACGCATTTGCCAAATAATGGATACTATCGCATGATTGAGGAAGGCTACAAGGATTTTGGCCTTGATGATTGGCACTTACGCCACGCAAAAGCAGATGCAAGGGATCTAGTAGCATGAAGTTTATTCAACAAACAAATATAAACGGGGGCATTATTTTGCTGCCCAAAGAAATTGCAAGAAAAGCAAGGAGAAAGTAAATGACTAAACAAACATATAAAAAATGGAGCATGGCAGATCATGCAGAACTGGTATTGATGCGCGAAGCTAGAGTAGCAACCAAAGAAATCGCTAGGGCTTTGAAGCGTACACCTTCATCTGTAGTTAATCACATATACCAACACGAAATACCATATGGAAGAACTGAAACTTTTAACGAGGTTATTGATGCCGCGCTTGCCAGAGGTGAAATAGAAATTAGCAATAATGATAATATTTTGTTTAAACCTGATATAAATAATAAAAATCGTGCGAACAAATGGATTGCACGAGAGAGAGCATCCCGAAAGCAACGCAGAAAAAATACTTTTATGATGGTTATAACTGCTTTTATTGTTTTTGTTGGGCTTGTTTCTATTTATCTTCAAATAACATAATTAAAATGACCCCGCAGAAATGTGGGGTTTTTTATTGTCTAATTTATAACCCGAACAAGTATTCGGATTACATAACCTACAGCGGTGTTTTGTGTACCAGTAGTATTTTAACCTATAGCTGTGTTTTATGTACCAGTAGTTTTTTATGTACCAGTAGTTTTTTAATTGACTGATTACACATTCCTACGTTATTATAAATACATCGCATTGTTTTTTTTGTTTTGCAATGCGCATAACTACACCCCCGACTGGCTAGGTTTCGCACTGCAACGTTGGGGGTTTTTTTATGAGATGATGAAAAACGGATTTAAATCCCGATTACAATCCGACCCGAACATAAATTTTATTATATATACTGTTGACCCCGATCATAAGAAATGTTATGTATTAGGTCTAGCAAAGAAAGGTAATAAAATGACGCAATCATATCAATGGCTTATCACCTCAACTGGTTCTTTTGGGTACGACAAGCAAAAGGTTATTTATAGAAATTTATGTATATCTGAAGAGCTACCCGAAAACTTTGAGGATGCCTGCCACTTGGCGTACGATCATTGCAAAGATGATGAATCAATCCGAGTTTTACGCCTTGATCGAGATACCAACACATTTGAGGATCAGACCGATGAGGCTGCATACTTTGTGGCTCTACACCTGCTTGACCCAAGCGACCAAGAGTATGGCTTCCCCGAATGGGCGCAGGACGCGTTCAATAGTATTGAAAAAGAACCAACTGAAATAGATCAAAACTAAACAAACCCGAAATGGAGAAACAAATGATTAAGAAATTACAAGATAAAAGAAGCAACAAAAAATGGACTGCTAAGGAAATTCAAGATTTGCTTCAATTTAAATCCCAAGGCTTTAGTAATAGCGAAATTGGTGCTTACCTTCAACGATCTGAAAAAGCTATTGATTTAAAAATGTCTAAGCTAAGGACAGCGATAAAGGGCGCAGGAGTTAAAGTCGATGATCCTTCGCAGTTAATAAATTCTAAACCTTACAAAAAACCTTACAAACTTCCAAAATTAGACCTTAGGCTTGACGCTATGGTTGATAATGAGTTTCAGTATAACATTTCTAAGCGTAGAGTAGAGATTATTAAGCAGAATAATATGGAAAAAACCATAGCCAAGCTTACGTGGGTTATCTGGGTTGGTGCGATTTGTGGTGTGTTCTGGATTGGTACTATGGTAGGGAAAATATTGTAATGTCTGAAAAAGATTTAGAGCTTCAACGTATGCTTAATGACGTGTTTGCAAAAGTATTTGGAAAGGATTGGTAATGGCTAAATGGAGCAAACCTATAACGATTGATACGTCTCAACGCCCTACATTTAGGCATATCCTTGAGAGATTAAAGGACATCAAGACGCAATCCGATTTGGAAAGCTTAAAGGACGAGGTTCAAGGGTATTTACCCTTGGATCAGTTCGAAGAGGACTTTGATGTCACCGCAGCGGTTGATAATTTAAAACGTGATTACATTTCAAGAGCTATAAGCAACAGCAAGACGCTGTACGAAGCCGCAGATTTGCTCGGCTTAAAGAGCTATCAGGTTTTGGTTAATTGGATGAAGCGGTTAGATATTAAAAATGGGTGATAAAAATTTTAAATTAAAATATGGTTCAGTATGTTCTGGCGTTGAAGCTGCTACAGTAGCTTGGCACGATTTAGGCTTTGAACCGCAATGGTTTAGCGAGATTGATACATTTCCAAGTGCTGTATTGCAACATCACTACCCCGAAATACCAAATCATGGAGACATGACAAACTTTAAGGAATGGAATAATGACAAAACAATTGAGCTTCTCGTTGGCGGGACACCATGCCAGAGCTTCAGCGTTGCAGGACTTAGAAAAGGATTATCGGACCCAAGAGGCAACCTTATGCTCACCTATCTTGCAATGGCTGAACGATTTAAGCCCAAATGGATTGTCTGGGAAAATGTACCCGGAGTATTGTCATCTAACGGCGGACGAGATTTTGGAACCTTCATCACGGCGTTGGGGAAAATCGGGTATGGGTTCGCCTACAGAGTGTTGGACGCTCAATACTTCGGAGTTCCACAAAGACGCAGACGTGTGTTCGTTGTCGGATGTCTTGGAGATTGGCGAAGTGCCGCAAGTGTTTTATTTGAGTCCGAAAGCCTGTCAGGGAATCCTGCGCCGAGCCGAGAAGAGAGGCAAAAAGTTGCCCCAACAGTTAGCACAGGCCCTCCTTTCAGTCGCACAGGAAACTCCAGAGTAGAGACAGATGCACTCGTAACATATGCAATGCCGGGAAATTGGATTGGCAGAAAGCCAGAGAATGGCGGTAATCAGGTAGAACCTTTTGTAGAATTATCGCCATGCCAAACTGCAACAGATGTTCATGCGGTTGCTTACGAACACCACTCACAAGACAGTCGGGTAAAAGAGCTGCCAGAAGTATGCTCCACTGTTACAGCTAAGTACGGAACTGGTGGTGGTAATATGCCTATTGTCGCAACAAGCTATGTTAGACGCTTAATGCCAATAGAATGCGAACGGCTGCAGGGCTTTCCTGATAATTACACTAAAATTTCATGGCGCGGAAAAGAGCCAGAAGATTGTCCAAATGGTCATAGATATAAAGCTATGGGCAATTCAATGGCTGTTCCAGTTATGCGATGGATTGGTGAGAGAATAAAAAAAATAGAAGAGGGAGTAATTTAGTAAAATAGTCGCGCAAGGCGGCGATTAATTCGTGTAAATGTTAGCGCATTTGGTAGCGAATTTATCTAAGTTATGATCTGATATTAACTTTGCCCGTTTAAATCTGATTAAATTTAACCGCCTTGCCTTTCTTTTATAAACAACACAAAAACTCAGTCAATCAATTATTGATTGAAAGCTAAATAAATGGTATAACCCGAACAAGTTCACTCGGAGATTATACATGGTAGCCTCACCCTACGCAAATTCTATAAGACGTATGCCGTTTTCACAGCCTAGTTTTTCGTCTGGAATTATGGGTTCTCAGCAGATGCAAAGGATGCAACCGAGGGGAGTTTTATTAAATACGGAGAATGTATCGATGAGGCCCAACCCTAATAACAATCTCCCAACAATCAATTCATTCTTTGATGCGCGGGCAGGCTCAATGCCATTGTCGGAAGCTGGTCAAGCCTTCGAAGATAAGTTTAAAGAATTTACTGGTTTAGGAAATGATGGTTACGGAAGTATGTCGCAAGGTCCAAATGATCGTAAACTTTCAGATGGTTTTTTTGTAAACGATCCAAGAAGAAAAGGACCAAAACCTAGTCTTTTACCTGATGGCGTTATTCCTAGAGGTGGTTTTAATATAGACCCTATGAATAATTTATCTGGGGCTTCTGATCCGATAAGAAGCGAATATGACAGACTAAAGAAAGAAGCCGCAGATCAAAGAGCCAACGGATTTATGGGTCGTGTTGTTTTACCGACAGAAAATCAAACTTTTGAACAATTTAGAGATGAACGTAAAAATTCTATGGCTTCGCAACCTCAACCTGAAATAGACCCAACCACTGGCCTAGCCGCATTAATGATTTCATCAGGAGGTAATATTCTCAATCCAAGAAACCCTAATTTTAATTCTAAACCTAAGTTTGATCAATCTTCTTTTGATGATTTTATGGGTGGATTAACGCAAGTTCAAAGAAATTTAATAGGTAGCTATGGTGCAAATCAAACATACCAAGCGAATGAGCAGTATCGTAACCCGAACATGGGTATGGGTATTGGTGGTCAAAGACCTACAGGCATGGGAATGTTTGGTGGATTTCCTCAAAGACCTCCGCAAAGACCGCAAGGTATTATGGGTGGATTCGGCAGACCTCAGTTTCCTCAGATGATGCAGCGCCCGCAGCAGAATTTTTACGGAGGAATGCAGGGTGGAATGCAGGGTGGATACGGAAGACCGCAGCAAAATTATGGTGGATATGGTGGATATGGTGGTATGCAGCCCCGTCCGCAGCAAAATTATGGGCAGCAGCCATACAATAACTCGAACAATTTTTCAGGTTATGGTCAGCAGCAGCAACAAAATCCATACATGCAGCAAGGTTATGGTATGCAGCCGCAGCAAACTCCTTATCAACAATACGGGATGCAAGGCGGTGGATACCAACAAAGTCCATATCAACAGCCCAGTCCGCAGCCACAACAATTTGGAGGCTACGGAATGAATCAAGGTTATGGTGGTCAAGGTGGTTTCGCCCCGATGTCAAACCCGTATCAACCGCAGCAGTACGGAAATAACTCGAACAATTTCTCAGGTTATGGCGGATTTAATCGTTAATTTTTTCTTGGCAAATTGTAACGATCTTTAATTATTCGAATAGCTTTCTCTGACGTATGTATGATTGGAGAAATATCTTTAACCCCGAAGCCCCGAAGCAACAACATGTTGATTGTTTCCGCTTGCTTTGACAACACGCGATAACGATATGGGATTGGTGTTTTATCTAATTTCAATATAGATATATAAGGTTTTCGTTTCTTATAATTAGGAGATATTGTATTTAATCTTGGGTTATCATTACGATCTTTTTTGACTTGCGCCTCCCAAAGTTCCCGATAAATGTCTTGGTATCGCTCTATTTTATTCTGGTTCATTGTTTTAATTCCTTTGCTAGATATTATCTCAAACTGTATCTCGTTCATATTCACCGCGTGACATTGGGCCATCAATTGTACCCAGCCATCTCTCAGACCCCGATGATGTCATTGAATACTTGCGCATTAGCCCATCTGCACAAGCTTTTGTCACCGCATTTTTAATTGTTGTCTCTAATCCAGCAGTTTTTAGGTATACTGCGCATGGCTCTTGAGAATTTGACTCTTGAATAGAACGATATATTCCATCATGCGCACCACCATGAGTCACGGCGCGTCCTTCGTTTTCTCTCATTCGAACGAAATCAACAATGTGGATCATGCGTTGACGAACTGAATGCGACATGACAAGCGATCTAATATCTACAGAGCGATCTTCTAGCAGACCAGTGTTCGGGTTACGAATAAAGTGTCGTATGTCACGATTAGCTGGCCCGTTTGATTTAACGACAGCTCCATCAAACACACCATTACGTGTATATTCTATTTCAAGATCACGACAGCGTTGTTTTCCTGTGCTTTCATCTACAGACCAGACTGCAAAAGCAGACCGAACGCCATCAACGATAGCAGAAGTACCCCGAATAAGATTACGAGCCTGTTCTGGTGTTTTGACAGGATCATTGTCTTTAATCTTTGCCATGTGGTGGTTGACCATCACAGTAGCGCCAGTTTCAGTAGCCATCTGCGCAAGTAAACTCATAAATGCAGCTCCAGCCGCAGGATCAGCGTTTACATCTGCGTGAACAAACGAGGCCATAGGGTCAATTACGATTAGCTTTAATGTTTCCATCTCTAACATCTGATCATAAATTCGAGAAAATTCATCACCCATCAAATATGTATTGTCAAACTTCTGCATGATTGGAAACACACCACCAAGGTTTGGCAATGGCAATATGCGAAGTTTGTGGCTATATGTTTCGCGAGATTTTTTAGGATCAAGTCGCGCAATACGTCTGTGCATCTCGTCTTTATCATCTTCCGCAGTAATTAGAATTACATCGCCATGTTGCGCAACTAAACCCCCAAACGCACTTTGCATAGACGTTCCAGATGCAACTTTCATTGCTAAGTCTAGCGTCATCATGCCTTTACCACTATCACCAGCGGCGGCAAATACACATGGAACTCCAAGAGGTATAGTATCACCGATTAAAAAGCTTTGTGTTGGAGCGGAGCCAACAAAGTATTCATTAATCAAAAGGCTTTCATCAAGCAGATTGATTGGTTTCTTTACGCTTCGCTCATTCTTCCTTAACATCTTTGTAATGTTAAATTCTTCATCTATAGCATCAGCAGCGTCCCACTTCTCTGGCTTGGTTGATGGTATTTTAAGCATCATAACTGTTTTTGCACCAGCAAGCTTAACGTTTTTTTCTACAAGTGCGGCAAGCTTCTTGCCAGCATCATCATTATCAGGCCATAGAATTACATTCTTGCCCTTCATAGGAGAGAAATCAAACTTGTGTGATGTGTTTTCTGACAACATACCAGCACCACCTATGGTGCATGTTGCATTGTATCCAATAGCATTCAAAGCATCTGCGCACTTTTCGCCTTCTACCCATATAACTTTATCTGAACCTAAAATGTTCGGAATATTATATAATGGTCTGGGTTCTGGAATACCTTGGCGACCTTCCATGAATTGACGGAACTGCTTTTTAGGCTTACCCAAATCATCCCGGATAATTTCTCCAGTTAAGTCACGCTCAAAGTATTTTCTTACAGACACAATGACTACACCATTCTCATCAGTATAGTTATATTCGTCCTCAAAATCTGTGCTTGGGTTAATGTTTTTCTTTTGTTCGGGTTTTGAGAATCCACTTTGAGCAGTTGTAACAGCAAAGTTAGACGGATTGTTCGGCTTAACAATGTTATCAGGTGGAGCTACATAGTCAGGCTGCACATAGACCTCAAATAGATCGAAGCAATCTTTTAAAGTATAGCCTCTACCTTCTTTTAAAACCTTACAGATACCACCAATGCCATCACCAGATTCAAAGTCTTTACCTGTAAGAAACCACGGACTACTTTGATCTATATTAATAACCATAGACCTGCCAGCTTCGCCGCGCAGTGATCCTATATAGAATTCTTTACCCCTTTGAACACCTTGTGGATATGTATCTATAAGCGTCTGTAGCTGTATACTACGAGGTACTTCCTTAGAAATACGTTCCGCCACATCCCTTGGTGACTTGCCAAAACTCATTATATTCATTGATTAGCTCCCCAGCAAGTTTCTGTAAACTCACAAAACTTACAAAGAAAAAAGTCTTTGCTATGAGCAATACGAGGCAGAATGTCACCTGCTTTCGCGGCAGTCAATATGTTCACTGCCTTGTCGCTTGCCTGTTGAGCTAATTTTTTATCATATGGAACAAGTTCGTAATAAACTTCTGAAGTGTTTTTATTCACCACAGTAAACAAAGCTGGGTTTTCGTGAAGCTCCATATATGTTTGATAAAGCGCAAGTTGTGTAGCATATACTGGGTTTGCTTTAGCAACGCCATGACGAACAAAAGCCTTAAACTTATTGTCGTTTGCTGACTTACATTCCCATAAGGAAGGATAGCCCATTGCAACTGGACCATCACATACAACACCATCTATGTGACCTTTTATTTCGCCATCAGCTATAGAAAATCCAAACTGCTTACCATCTGACTGCTCAGTTCGCAGATCAAACCCTGCATCTTTTATCCATTTAGACGCGTAATCTTCAATCTCGTGACCGAACTGGAATATACGCAAAGTTCTTGCAGTAAATGCTTTGTCTTCATCAATCGTATAATTTAAATATCTATACTGTATCTTGCGCTGACACTCATCACCAATGCTTGACGCACCGATATAAGAACGGCGTTCTCGCTTGCTTTCATTAGCTACAATAGCATTATCTACAGCTTCTTTAATATTATTTGCGATAGGATTTTCATTAGAATGGGATTGAAGTAGAAGGCCAAGTGCCTGTTGACTTATAGTAGGTTTCTTCGAGTGTCCCAATTTTAATCTCCTTATCTAGCGGTGTTGATTCTTGTATGGCAAATATTAGTGTGTGAACTTCTTCTTCTGTAAGATCGCAAAACCTTTTATTCCAACCAAATTTACTTAATATAAATGCCAACTCTTTTAGTGGCTTTTGCGCGGATGGCGCGTTACTTGCTGCTGTCAATGTATCGTCTCCCCTTCATGCAAACCGAACAAATCTATAGCTTCGTCTATTTCTTCGGAATCTGCTTCACTGTTTCTAAAACCAATAGTTAAGACTTCATTGCCCTTTACCCTTACGCTTGCAGTCCCGAACAGCAAAAGGTTTTCAGCGCGTTCTATGTGATCATTAATCACTTCATTAGCCACTGATTGGATTTCTTTTAAGTTGCTTGAGTCATCGACCCAGCACACTATTTCATACTCAGAAGTTTCAATGTTACCTTCTTTTTTCTGCGCAAGCATAAGATACATTTCGAATCTTGGCATCATAACTCCCGTGTGGCTAATTCACCACCACATGCCATATAACCTGCACCATCCACCCAGTTGTCAGAGTGTTTAGGGTTAGACTTAATGCGTGCCACTTTTAGGAGGTTCATCATAACACCTACGTCATGTGGCTTTACAATTACACCTAAGTAAATTGACCATAATTCTGCAATCATAGTAAAATTGCTTTCCATATCACCATGATCAGATGCGCGGTCTTTTGTGACGTATAATTTAGCTGTGTTTAGTATTTCGCTTCTATTCATCTTGTATCTCCATCAGCTTTATTCTTTCGAAAATTATCTTATCAATCTTTTGTTTATTCCAATAGTAGCTCAAACAACATCCTGCCTTATACTTAGTCCAAGAGAAATCAATCGCGCTAATTTGTACGCCGTTTCTACGCAAATGATCCTTTTGCTTGTCAGTAGCCGCTTGATTTAACCAACGCTTACTTTTGTTAGCCGCGTTGCTATCTTCAATCTCACGGAGAAAATCATCACCTGCTGCCATAGCTTGTACTTTATCACCGATAGAAACCACTCTAGGACGCCCATTCTGAGCCTTGACGATGGCTATCCAGTATTCTCCGATATTACCTACCAAAGTAAACCCACTGAAGCCCATAGCCATCATAGCGTTTCCATTTCCAAACGCATCAATCCACATAAACGGAGACATCTGCATCAGGTCATACTCAGTCATAACGAAGCTATCTAATTCTTCTTTGATTTTATTTTGGAACTCATATTCACAGATTGGACATACGCGAATATTTAAAGGAACTTCGCTATCACATTCTGGACATTTTTTTGTTGGCGCTTCGGCGTCCGGGTCTTTGGGTCTTCCATCTAGGTTTGCAGTTTCATCTAAAGCTCCATGAGTAAGTATAGATGTGCCAAAGTCCATGACAACGCAATCGGTCTTAATCGTATTTGGGTATAACTCAGGATCAAGAATGCGCAAACCACGCCCAATCATCTGCACCATTGTGCCTTTTTGTGAGCATGGTCTAGTTAGAATGATACAGGACACAGGCGGAGCATCAAATCCTTCTGTCAGCACCATAACATTCACAATTACCTGCGTGTCACCAAACTCAAGATCGTGCAGCATCGCGGCTCGTTCGTCTTTTGGTGTTTCTCCAATTACGAAATTTGCCTTAATTCCAGCGTTTAGGAAAGCTTCGCATACGTGTTCAGCGTG